CGGGGTCTGAGGGTGAGGCAGGGCAGGGTGGCCTACATCGCCGCCGAGGGCTCTGGCGGCTTCAGGAAGCGCATCACCGCCTACGCGCAGCAGCACGGCCTGGATCTGACCGGCGTGCCCATGACGGTGCTCAACGCGGCGCCCAATCTGATGGAGGCCAAGGACAGCGCCGCGGTGGCCGCTGCCATCCAGGCCTCGGGTGGTGCCGACATCGTGGTGGTGGACACCTTTGCCCAGGTCATGCCGGGCGCCAACGAGAACGCGGGCGAGGACGTGGGCAAGGCTCTCGGCCATTGCAAGCGGATCCACGAGGCCACCGGCGCGCTGGTGGTGCTGGTGCATCACTCAGGCAAGGACGCAGGGCGCGGTGCACGGGGCTGGTCTGGCCTGCGCGCCGCCTGCGACGCCGAGCTCGAGGTGGTCAAGACCGAGACCGGGGCCCGCTACCTGCGCCTGTCCAAGAGCAAGGACGGCGAGGACGGCCTCGAGTGGGGCTTTGAGCTCCAGCAGGTGCAGCTGGGCGTGGACGAGGATCTGGACCCCATCACCAGCTGCGTGGTGGCCGAGGCGGTGGTCAACAAGGCCAAGGCGATCGACAAGAAGTTGGGGCCGCGGGAGCGCGCCGTGGTTGATGCGTTCCAGGTGCTGGCCGAAGCCCAGACGCAAGGCATCGAGGTCGAGGGCGTGATCGAAGAGGCCCTCACGAGGGTCGACTTGGAGGGCAAGAAGGCGTCCCAGGTGAAGTCGAATCTGCGGTCGACGCTGCGGAGGATGTTGGAAAACGCAGACTTCGGTATCGGCCAGGCCGAGGACGGCACGCTGTTTGTCCGTTGAAAAATGCAGACAGCCTGTACTCACGGTACTCACGGCGTACTCATGAGTCTCGTGAGCATGAGTACAAAAGGCGCCAAGCGTACTCACCGTACTCACACCCCTTTAGGGGTGAGTACGTGAGTACGGCGCCAAGGGGTCCGGTGAGGATGAATGTGCAAGAAAACGCATGAACCCCCTGGAAAGGACGAGCATGTCGAAAACTGCAAACAAGGCGCGAGCAGTGAACGAGCGCGGACTGGTGATAGGCGAGGATCACCCGCGCGCCGTGCTCACCGATCACGAGGTCGACCTGGTGCTCGAGCTACGGGCTGACGGCCTGAGCTTTGGGCTGATCGCCGAGAAGATGGAGGTCAGCAAATCCTGCATCGCGCGCATCTGCTGGGGCACCCGCAGGGCGCAGTACGCGGTGGCGTTCAAGCGTGCCCGTGAGCCATCGGGGCGGCGATAGAGTGCCGGCATGCCTGGTGGACGCCCGACCCTCTATCGCCCTGAGTTTTGCGACCTCGCCGTTGAGCTTGGTGCGCAGGGCAAATCGCTGGCCCAGATCGGGGCCGCGTGCGGCGTGGCTCGCATCACGCTGCGCGAGTGGTGCGAGGTGCACCCAGAGTTTGCTGCCGCCATCGCGCGCGCCAAGGATCTCTCGATGTCCTGGTGGGAGGAGCAGGCCCACATCGGCATGTGGGAGTCGCCCGAGGGCGCGCGCCTCAACCCGCAGCTTTGGTCGCGCAGCATGGCCGCCCGGTTCCCCGACGACTACCGTGAGTCGAAGAAGACCGAGATCACGGGCGCCGGCGGCGGCCCGCTGCAGACGCAGGTCGTCATCGCCACCGGCGTGCCAGACAGCGACGACAGCATCGCGTGACCACGATCGACCTGGGCTACCGGCCACGCGCCTGGCAGACTGAGTGCCACCGCCAGCGCCGGCGCTTCACGGTGCTGGCGCTGCACCGACGGGCCGGCAAGACCGAGCTCGCGCTGCGCGAACTGCTCGACAAGGCGCTGCGCTGCCCCCTGGACCTGCCGCTGTTTTTCTACGTCGCGCCCTTGTTGAAGCAGGCCAAGGCGATCGCCTGGGCCCGCCTCAAGCAGATCGTGGCGCCCCTGGTGCTCAACGGCCTGTGCGAGATCAACGAGAGCGAGCTCTGGGTCAGGCTGACCAGCAATCAGGCCATGATCCGCTGCTACGGTGCGGACAACCCCGACGCGATGCGAGGTGTGCGCCTGGACGGCGTGGTGCTCGACGAGGTGGCCCAGATGGACCCCACTGTGTGGGACGACGTGATCCAGCCCGCGCTGTCCGACCGCCTGGGCTGGGCACTGTTCATCGGCACGCCCAACGGCATCAACCTGTTCTCGCAGCTGTACTTCGGCGCCGCCGGCAAGGGCGACTGGTTCGCCACCCGCTACACGGTCTACGACACCGACACCCTGGACCCGGTCGAGGTGGCGCGCCTGCGCGAGGCCATGAGCGAGTCCTCGTTCGCCCGCGAGTACCTGTGCGACTTCGCAGCCGGCGGCACCAGCCAGCTGATCAGCCTGACCGACGTCGAGGACGCCACGCAGCGCTACATCCAGGCCACCGACTACGACTTCGCGGCACGCATCATCGGCGTCGACCCCGCGCGCTTCGGTGACGACAAGTCGGTGATCCTCAAGCGTCAGGGGCGCATGTGCTTCCAGCCTGCCGAGCACCACAAGGTTGACAACATGACGCTGGCCGCGCTGGTGGCCGAGGAGATCCGGACCTGGACCCCTGACGCGGTGTTCATCGATGAGGGCAACGGTGGCGGCGTGATCGATCGCCTGCGCCAGCTGGGCCACGATGTGATCGGCGTGCACTTCGGGGGCAGGGCGGGGCGCCCGCGCTACGTCAACAAGCGCACCGAGATGTGGTTCGAGGCCAAGGACTGGCTGGTCTCGGGCGGCGTGATCCCGAACCACCTGCAACTCAAGCAGGATCTGGCCACGCCCACCTACAGGTTCACGACCGGGCAGGATGTTTACAGCCTCGAGTCCAAGGACGAGATCAAGAAGCGCATCGGGCGCAGCCCTGACCTCGGCGACGCCCTGGCGCTGACCTTCGCGTTCCCGGTGCAGCGCGACCTGTACAAGGCCAGCGGCATCGTGATCGACACCGGCATCGCCGCCAGCCGGGTGCTCGACTACGACCCCCTGTCGAACCTGCGCTGACCAGCGTGCCCGTGCTGCCCGGCGGCCCGACCACAATGCCCGGCAGGAGCGATACGCATGGCCACCATTCCCCATTCGCGAACACCCACAGGCTCGTCGGCGGCGTTCGTTGCCACCTGGGCGCCACTGGCGCAGGGTGACGACGGCGACGCGCTGTCATTCGGCCAGTACAGCGACAAGTCGGTGCAGGTCTCGGGCACCTTCGGCGGCGCCACGCTGCGCGTCGAGGGCACCAACGACGGCACCAACTGGGCCACGCTCACCGACCCCCAGGGCAACGACCTGCTGATCACCAGCGCCAAGATCGAGATGGTCACCGAGGCCACCGTCAGCATCCGCCCCTTCGTGGTGGGCGGCAACGGCACCACGTCGCTGACGGTGTCCATGCTCTGCAAGGAGGTCCGCTGATGGCCACCGACCTGATCAAGGCCGCCGACGACGCGCGCCGCATCCTGAAGGGCTTCAAGGCCTTCGCCGAGGTGGCCGCCGCGCTCGAGGCCGCCGGCCAGATCGAACTGCGCGCGGCCGAGGCACAGCGCGTGCTGGCCGACCTGCAGCCGAGGATCGAGGCGGGCCAGGCCGCGGTGCTCGAGGCGCAGGCCCGGGCAGCGCAGATGGCCGCCGCGGCTCACGCCGACGCCAACCGCATCGTGTCGGCCGCCGAGTTCCAGGCCAGCGAAACCGTGGCCGCCGCCCGCCAGGCCGCCGCCAAGCTGGCCGAGGACGCTGACGCTGTCGTCGTCAAGCGCAAGGCGGAAGGCGTGCGCGCGATGGGCGAGCGCGACAGCGCGATGGTCAAGCGCGACGCCCTGCTCAAGGAGTGCACCGCGCTCGAGCAGCGCTTGGCCGACGCCAAGGCCTCGGTCGCCAAGCTGCTGGGCTGACGCGTGGCCAGCGGGGTCGGCACCACCGAGGTCGACTTCGGCGCCTGGCCCGGCAGCAACGAGGCCCAGGTCGTAGTCACGGGCCAGACCGGCATCAGCGCCAGCACCCCGGTCGAGGCCTGGATGATGGCCGAGGCCACCTCCGACCACACGCTGCAGGACGCGACCTACGCGGCCCGGTTCATCAGCCTGACCGTCGGCGCACCGTCTGGCACCAGCTTCACGATCTACGCCCGCAGCGAGCACAAGCTCCAGGGCAAATTCGCGGCCCGCTACGTGTGGGCTGACTGAGGACACCACATGGCACTCGAGACTGAAATCACTGGCGCACTGTCTGGCACGGGTGCCGACGTCGACGCCAACCGGCAGCTCAAGGTCGCGCTGCCGCAGGATGAGACCAAGGCTGGCTACGCCATCATGACCACCACGGTGGATGAAGGCACCGTGCTTCCCGAGGCAACCCGCCGCGCCCCCGAGGTGACCGCGGCCTACCGTCTAAGGGTCGGCATTGACCAGCCGATGTTTCAGTTGTCGTTCGAGGGCACCAACATTGCTCGCGACCGCATCCAACAGAACGACACCACGGCCACCAGCGCGCAGGCTTCCGGCTTCCTGACGGTCAACAGCGGCGCCAGCACGACCAGCGGGCAAGGCTCCAACATCCGCACCTATCGCACGTTTCCGCTGTTTGGCGGCTACTCGGCTTTTGGTGACATGTGGGTTCGCTCGGTCAACAACAACGCAACAAACGCGGTGTCCGAATGGGGCTTCGGCTACGTGTCGGGCGTCACTGCTCAAGCAACGGACGGCCTGTTCTTCCGGGTGCTATCCGGCGGCAACCTTCGCGCGGTGATGGTGTTCAACAGCACCGACACCAACTTTGCCGACATCACAACGACCAACATCCCGACGCGCGACGGCACTGGCACCTTCGACATTACCGAGGTCAACCACTACATCATTGACGTTGACGCCGATACGGTGCAGTTCTGGATCAATGACACGCTGGTTGCCAAGCTCAAGCCCACATCAACGCAAGGCGGCGTGACTTCGACAATGAGCCTGCCGCTTTTTGCGCGGGTTTACAACAGCGGCACCGCATCGCCTGCGCGTCAGATTGGCCTTGGTTTCTTGGGCTGCGGCGCTTACCAGATCCAGCCGGGCACCGCGTCTGGACCGACCATGACCCGAGGCGCTGCCGGCACGGGCTGGCCCACAAGCGGAACCGCGCAGACGGCTCCAACCTACACCGCGACCACGGCCCCGGCCACCAACTCGCTGGGCGGCTACTTCATCACAGCAGCCGTGTCGGCCATGACGACGGACGCGGATTACCCGGTCTTCAGCTACGCGAACCCGGCCGGCTCGGCCACGCTGCCGGGTAAAACGCTCTACATCACAAGCGTGCGCGTCGGAGAACTGATCGCGACCGCTGCTGCTTCGACCAACACGGTCATCACGATGTGGGCTGTAGGCATCGGGTCCACCAGCACGGCCACGACAGCCACAGAAGGCGCCGCCGTCGTAGCCGCCCGCTTGATTCCCGTTGGTCAAGTTTTCTGGTCTGCTTCGACTGCAATCGGTGAGACCCGGGGCGGGTGGACTTTGGACTTTGGCGCTGCGCCGCTGGTCTGCCCGCCGGGCACGCATGTGCAACTCATCATGCGCCCGACCGGCACGGTCACTTCCAACACCCTGCAGTTGCGCGGGCTGGCCGCGTTCATCGGTTATTACGAGTGAGCCTTCTCCTGCGTCGGCGCTGGTTGGCAGACCTGGTCGCCGCGGTGGGCGGGCTGGCGCAGTGGCTGCGCCGCCGGCGCCGGTAGCGTGCCCGTGCTGGGTCAGGCCCCGACCACAATGCCGGGCATGTGCGCAATCGGACGCGAGCAATCCACCAGCATCGGCGCCGGCGTAGGCGCTGCCACCCTGCTCGGCAGCGCGCCGAGCGGCGGATCCACCGGCGGCGGCGCCAAGCGCATCACCAGCGGGCCCTCGCGCACCACCTACCTCGGTGGCGGTGGCCGCCCGCCCACCAACGGCCCGGGCGGGGCGCCAGGCGGCCCCGGCGGCTACATCCCTTGAGGACACAGCATGTGCACACCCAAGATGCCTGAAGCCCCGCCGCCGCCCCCGCAGCAGCAGGAGAGCAAGGCCCCCGACTCGATGGCCGCGCGCCGCAAGGTGCGCCCGATGGCCGGTGGCGGCACGCTGCTGACCGGGCCCTCGGGCATCGCCGGCACCTCGCTCAATACGGGTGGCTCGACGCTGCTCGGCGGCTGACCGTGCAGGACAAGCGCTCGCGTCTGCTGACGCGCAAGAACGCACTCTGGACCGAGAGGGCCAGC